TCAATCGGCCTTGCAACACCACTCTCGATGTGCCCGGATTGCATCCATAGACAACCCTGGAGCATCGCCCGCTCTAGCCCTAATTTTCTCGCCCGCGAGATCGAAATACTCAGAGGTTTCTAGGCACGGTTTGAGCTGCAATTTTAGATCTTCACAAATATAGATCAAGCCTCTGTCCCATAGCGTGTGTAGATCACTGCGTAGTAGAAGCCCGTTACTGATGTGATTAGTTTCTGGTCCTAAAAACGGGGTGATATGCGCAGCCTCCAGCACCTGTTTAACTGCGGAACCGGTAATGGCGCAGCGTCCCTCGTAGGCAGTAAGCAATCCACTTCGAAACGCTCCCTGCCCCTGGCGTTTAGTGATCTCCCTGAGTGTTCGCTCGCGGTTATCTTCGACTCCTTTTGGCGAATAGGTGGCCGAGTCGTCGGCAGCTGGGCTTGCCGTGATGTCATCTTCACCCAATGTGGTGCTCTCAAGGGTAAAAAAGCCGTCCTCCCACGAGATAACCTTAGCCAGTCCTAACATCCGGTATGTCGTTACTTTAGGTTTCTGTGAGAGCTGCACCAGAACCGCTACAGGCACTCCATCATCCATGCACTTCTTCAGTCCCTGATTAGTGAACAGACTTGTGGAGTCACCACGCTGGGTCTCTTCTTGAGCGTAGGTGTAGTGCCAGCTTCCGTTCTTTTGATAAACAGGCTTTTGATCGCTATAGGGACTGTCCAGCCTTTGGCTAATCGACAACGCGTAAACGAGCCCCTTGGGTTTGTAGATGCCCTTGGCCGAGATCGCAACGGTAGCGGGAGCTTGCTGCAGCTGCTCCCAGGTAAGCACCTGCCCAGCGTGCAGCGCAAACCAAGCCAGCAAATCAGAATGGCTGATGAATTGAGTTTCTTGTAGAGGCATTTCGCTCGTAGATGAAAGCGTCATTGAGCCAGCCCATTTAGCATCAAATGATGGGTACAGAACGCGCAAAAGCCCAAACAGAGAACTTTCATCGTCTAACGTTACAGGTAAACCGTAGTGAATCGGCTTGATCCCTCCATTCAAGCGCTTCGGAAATACATCCATATTGCTATGGTGAAGGTACTCGGCCCCAGGAAACACACCGTGGATATCTCGAAGATCCGAGACACGCTCCATCCATTTTGGGGCAATCACTAGGGCAGATTTTCCCGAACTATTCTTCATATTCACAAACAGAAACTCACCGTTTTCATAACGCCAAATATGCTTTTTGTCGTTATAGCTGACGGCGGTAAAACCTAGGTTTTTAAGGATCACATTGATCTGCAGGGGCTTCAATTTCATATTCATTTAGCACATAAGAGGTAGTAGAAATCGGCCACCAACAAGGGCTTTAATGCAGGAATCACCTCTATCATTGCGCACTGCGCCTCAATAAGGGGATCGCCAAAGCCGTCTTGCTGCTGAGCAAGCCTGGTGAGTGCGTTCATAAGGCCTGTTTACCTTGTAAATCGCCGCCCAGAAAGCCGGGCAGCTCACCGCTATGTGTAAATGCGTAGCCCTCAGCAAGATCCTCGGGATCGAACAGAGCATTCTCTGGTCCATAAGCCAGAACGAAGGCGTTTTGGACGTCAGCCTCAACTGCGAGGATATCCATACCTAGAAACGAGCCGCTTGGTTTCTTCAGGGTTCCTGCATATGCCACTTGGCCTTGGTTTTCCTCCAATCCAAATATAGCCCGCGCACGATTCACATACTGCCATTGGTAGCGCGTACCCAAGCCCTTTTTGCCATCGCGAGATCCAATCGATCCAACGTAGCAGTGATGTGCTTCCCCTATCACATAGACCAGTTGCGTGCAGCCTCTATGAAGCTTCCATAGGGCGAAGAAATTGTCGAACCGCTTCCACTCGACCGAAATTTCATGAAGTTGCATCAAGCTCTCCGTAGCTGCTTATTAGATGACGTTCGTGTTGCATAATATTCGGTGGAAACCCTAGACATTGCGGGCTGCCAGGCCACCTTCTTCGCAAATCTACATTGAGAAGAGCTCATTCATATCAAGTGCTACGCTTTGGACTCCACGGAGGAATACCGATGCCAAACTCTGACCTACTCCCTTCCCTGCTTTCCAAGTTCAACGAAAACCTACTCGCCATCGAGGCTTCCATCATGGAGCTCACCAACTGGGTTGAGCAGCAGGGCAGCGCTGAAGTCGCCGAGAACATCCGCGGCGCGCTGGACACCATTGATAAAAACGAAGAGTTCATCAAGCTGACCCTAGCTGTTCTCATGACACCTGACTAAGCACCGTGATTACCTACGTGTAATCATCAGAGCGTAAAGCCCCGGTGTAGTCCTCTGACGATCTCGCATCCTCAGGCAGTGACTGCCGCCTGCGTACCTGATGCCGACGTGCCGGCACTGAATTTTTGCTTCAGTGCTTTGGCGCTCGGCGCCTTCTTGGATCCTTTAGGCAGGCTAATTTTCTCACCGTCATGGACTCCATATATTGAGTCCTTAAGATCCCCAGAAAGGTGGATTACCCCCTTCTCGTCAATCTTCAGCTTACCCAGGTCGTAGAGGGTGTGAATGTCTGCCCTCAACAGTATTCCGTTTGTGACGTGATTCGTTTTGTCGCCTGCGTATGACTTGATATGGGCCGCTTCCAGGACCGCCTCAACGGTGCAGCCCGTCACAGCACAACGCCCTTCATAGGCCTCCAAAAGCTCACTTCTGAACTTCGGCTGCCCTCTTCGCCTTACGATCGCCGCAAAGACTTTCTTACGCTCATCGATCACGCTATCGGGGTCAAAGGTGCCCTCTGATTCCGCGTCTTGCTCAGCGACCAGTATCTCAACAGGGACTATCGGCCGCGGTATGCTCACCCCAAATACCGTTGCGACAAAGCTGTTGAGGTCTCCGTAGTCATCATCAATCCGACCGAGGCGATCACGTTTAATCTGAGTGAACCCTCGATAGCCGTTGTACAGGTAATTGATTACAGGCTCGGATGCCACATGCATGTGGACGGGCTTAGGCTCACTCAGGATGTACATGTACTCCCAAGTTTTCCCTTTTGCATCCAGTCCCCAGATACTTTCTGCGAGAGCCCGGTTATGCAGCTTGAACAATACAGACGAAACGTACTGGTAGTGGTTGTCATAGGCAGTGAGGACTATGTCCCCTTCGCTCATTTCCTCCCACGTCGGTATGTTCTTCTCGCCAGGAACAGCGCCCCACGCAAAGAATCCATTACCTTCAGGTAGCAGAGACTTTACGTACGAGGCTTCATCTGGAGGAAGAGCAGCGTCCAGCTTTAAAAACGAGACGGGGCTTGAGATCGAGTCGCTGATATGAGCTCGAGCAATAGCCTTCCCAGCGGTAAAAATAAACAGCTGATTCATCAGTACTCCGTGTACTTCTTGGATTGTCCTTTGACCAGCTCAGCTGGGTATTTCTCGGCGTTGTGCTTCAGCTTTTCCTCAGCAGCACCGATCAGATCGATCCCTGTTACGGAGCAAAAACGCAGCAGGTAGATGAAGATATCGGCTACCTCATGCTCAACAGCCGTCTTTTTCTTGGAGCTTAGATCCGTGAAAGCTTCCTGAGGATCAAGCCATTGGAAAATCTCCATCAGCTCCGATGCCTCAACTGTCAACGCCATGGAAAGATTCTTAGGAGTATGAAATTTCTCCCAATCTCTCGCCTTGGAAAAAGCATCCACCTTCTGCTTGAGCAGATGAAGTTTGTCGGTTTGATTCGCCGCTTCACTCATGTCGATTCCGCTGATAACCCATATCGTTAGAATCTACCATCATTCGGCCACCTCGTGAGACCTCGTGCACGACCCCCCAGGAGAGCCGGGACTCCTTACCATCACCTAACCACGTGGTCCCACTGCCGTGTTTACTGGAGCAGTGACCTCAGCGTAATCGTCGTCGCCTCCACTGGACTGCAATGCCTGGATATAAGGTGAAAACCTCGCTGCCAACGCTCGCGCCGACGCGGCAGAGGCGCCAGTATTGGGATTCTCAGCAAGACGAATCAGGGCATTCCGCACCGGTGCGCTCTCGTAAAGACGGGCAAACCCACCAATAGCTCCAGCGATAGGGATTGCTTTAAGACCTGCGGCGGAAGCAGCTGCAAACCCGCCGATGCTGTAGTTCTGCTGACCGGTGTTGGTCATAACACCAGCCTGCCCAGCACGCCGGGTAGCGTCTAAAACCTGACGTAATCCTTCAAGCTGCCGGCGATCGGCATCCCTGAAAAAGACGTTTGCCTGAGCCGGCATCTTGTTCAGATTATTCAGGAATCGATCAGGAGACAGCCCATCTACGCCTTGTGAGTCTCTGAGAAGCTTTTGAATGATCGTGGCCCGGGCAGCCTGCCGTCCCTCTGTATCCAGGCTCTGAAACAGGCTCCGGACCTCGCTTGGCTTGCGACTGAAAAGCAAACCTTCTGCGACTTCAGGGGTAACGTCTCCCTTATCAAGTACCGACTTCATCCGTGAGTTGCTGACCCTGCCCGCCTCTTCCCCGTAAACCACGTTTGCCCGCCGAAGCTTGAGGAAGTCTTGAGCGGAAAGATTCGCCTGTGCGACCTCATTCATGTCGTCGGTGAGCGCGGACTGTACTCGAGTCAACAGAGCACGGGCCCTCGTAGGCAGCTGGCTTCGAGCAGCACCATCGAAAGAACGAACCAAATCGCGCAATGCGGTACGGTTCTCCCGAAGTGAGGAGTAAGTTTGTGGCGCCGAATCCAGCGTTTGCATGAACTGCCGGATTTCGTTCGTGGCCTCTGGACTTCCCACAATCCCGGGCCTGTTCAACTCGGTAAGAGCCTCGTCTGCAGCGGCACTGGTCCTGGCGTACGGCACTACACCCGCTTGATCAAGCTCGGTTTCGTACCTACCGATCCTGTTACCAGCTGCTTGACGTCTGCGGCCAACCCTCGCCTGGAGGCTGTCCATCAATTGATGGGGCTCGGGCTGCGGATACTGGGCATTCAGCCCCTCAGCAGCAGCGACCCTGGCCTCCCGCTGGGTTTGTCTTGCGCCCGCGGTACCGGCAAAGGGAATCCTCTCCCCTGCCACTTGTGCGCTCCGCGCCATGAATGTGTTTGGGGGAAACACATCGGAAGTCATCAGCGGAATGTTGGCCTGCTCAGCCGCTCGTACAAGTTGAGCGTTTTCGCCCTGGGCAGGAGCTCGCATTGCACCGACTACCCGGCGGCCAGCATCAACCAGGCCACCTGCGGCACTGGCAACAAAAGGTGTAGCTGCCCCGAGCGCACCTGCTAGTGCAATCTCACCGCCATCGACATCCCCGCCCGCGTTTGATTGCAGTCCCTCAACAGCCGTCTGAGTAGCTGCCGAACCCGCTCCCAGCACCAGCGCCTGGCGTCCGAGCCCACCACCAGCAAACGCAGCACCACGAGCAGCAGGTGTGAATGCAGAGCCAATACCGACGGCCTGAGCGACATCAAGTCCGGTCAGGCCAGGTTTGTTGATGACCGCCTGAGCGCCAGTTTTGTTGTTGGCTGCAATCAAGTTGCCCTTTTCATCCTGAGAAATGCCGATGTAAGGCGAACTGGAGCGCAGCATCTTGGCGATTTCGCCTGGATCTGTGGTGGTCGGCAACGCTGCAAAGAGCGCAGCTTGTTGCCCAGCAGGGATATCCAAGCCTTTGAACAGACCTGAGTTCTGCAACTCAGGAAGCTCTTGAGTCGCGCGCGTCTGCCGGTCTGCCCCCGTGAACATATTCTTAACGGTCTGGATGAAACCACGATCCTGGGTCTCTTCCTTCGCGGCGAGTGGGGCCGCCTCCCAGGCTGGTCTGGCAGAACTGACTTCCGGCTTCGCGCCGGCCTCCGCTTCATGGAGCGGAGCATCTTCCCAAGCGGCCATTATGGTTTAACCCTCTGCTTACCATTCGGATCGATGAAAACAGTGCCTGACGGCAAACGGTTGTAGTCATCGTCGGTTGCAATGCGCGGTGCCGTAGACTGCTGCTGACGTGGCGCGGCTTCGGCCCTTGGCATTTTCAGACCGGGCTGTTGATCCGTCTGGGGGATCACGGTGCCGATATCCAATGGTTCAACTCGAGCGTTGTGTCGCCTTTGCTGAATCATGTTGTTCTTCAGCTGCATGGCTTTTTCGTTCAGCGCCATGATTTCAGTGAGTCGCTGTTGCACCAGAGCTGGATCATTGATGTTGGTGATCAGTTCATTCCAAGCACGCTGCGCATCGCCATCCGTCTGCACACCGGCGTTCAATCTCAAGCTTGCGTTACGCAGCTGCTCGAGAGTCGAGCTCAGAGAGCCGTAGTTTCTCGAAGCCTCATTACTTGCCCCGAGCATGTTTCGTGCGGCCGCCAGCTTGTTGTTAACCGGCCCGAGGTTCAGCTTCCCAGTAGAAATTTGGTCTCCAATGCGAGCAAGCTGATCATTCATGGTCGAGGCTGCAGCAATAGCCTCCAGATCTTTGTCTTCGGCCTTCTGGATCGGGGCCGCAAGAGGTTTGCTCGTGGTGTCTGGTGCTGCAAGCCCCATCTGCTGACCATATCGCTGCGCTGCCTGACGATTCTCGGGTGTGTTGAAAACACCGCTCAGCAGCTTGTAACCAGACACCCGATCAACCAGCTTTTCAATTGGGATTTCCAGCACATCATCATCTGCATCGTTTGCCGTGCCGCGGTTTTTGGTCATGGGGGCGTTGTACTTTTTGCCATCCTCACCGGTGACTTCAAGCTCAAAAACAACGGTCCCCTTAGTTTGCCCGGGCATGACCTGGACAATGCGCTTCTGCCCTCCACCACCTTTCTGAATTTCTGGACCGAATACACGGTTCACCGCATCCAGAGCTTCTGGAGCGTTTGAGTTGAGCTGTCCGGTAAACACCTTGCCGGCGGTCTCCACATCAGCCTGCATGTGTGGAGACAGAACGTGGCGGGGATCCATCCAAGGATTGCGTTTGAACACTTCGAGGTCGTTCTCGTCCAGATCTGCGCCGGCTTGGATTTTCGCGTAAGCCGATTTGGCCGTAAGCGTGTCCTGCTGCTGTTGGCGATCCTTATCCTGCTGCTGTACCTGGCGATTGAATTGTTGCTGCTGCATGTCAAAGCGCTGATCTTCCCGCTCCATGCGAGCTGCGGACTGACGTAGGCTCGCAGCCTGTAGACCTTGGTTAGCCCGGAACTGATGATCTTGGCGCTCCGCGTTGTCCGCATCACGCTGACGAAGGTAGGCGCGTTGGTCCTGTGTGTCGGTGTAATTGCGTTGGTCTGTTTCCCGGCGGTACGCCAAGTCATCCTTACGCAACCCCATCTCCTGCTGCTGGATATCTCGGCCGTACTGGCGATCTTCAGCCTGCTGCTCAAGATGGGCACGCTGCAGCTCTCGCTGATCCTTCTGTGCCAGAAAGTTGGTTACCAAGCCAAAACCTTGGGCGAAACCATCCATCCCGCCACGGGTATCTAATCCGCCTGCCATTTTGTTGTCTCCCGACAATATGTTTGTGTTGCTCGACGAGCATTTCAGCTTATGCAGGTAGAGGCGCTACATAAACGACCCTGCAATAAAGCCCACTCCTGCACCAATTGCCGTACCGATTGGACCGAAATACGACCCGACCATAGCGCCGGTGGTAGCCATGCCAACCTGGCCCTGTTTGGTATTGGCCTTGGCCTGCTGATTCATTTGATCCTCAGCCTGTTTGGCCTGTTGTTGCTGCTGAGAAAGCTGGGAAAGGCCCTGCATGGCCTCTCCTTGCATTTGCTGCTTCAATCCGATCAATCCATACGCCATGGCTTAACCCTCCTTTCTCAGGCCGGCAAGGCCCATACCGCCCGACATGATTTGCTCTTGCAGGTCACGGGCCGAAATTCGCGCGTTGTTGCTTGCATCCACAGATGCAGACGCACGGCCGATTTGCATTTTCCGATCTTGGGCAGCCTGTTGGGCCGGAGATAGCGTGAGGCCCATGCCTTGTTGCTGCATTTGCAGGCCTTTGTTTGCGCTGTCGAAGGACTTGGTGACCGACTCGGCCGCTGTCGCAGCCTGCTCACCGGCATAGGTGTCGCTGGTTGCAATGCTTGCCAGTTTCCCAACGTAGGGCTGGAAACGCGCTTTCCAGTCGTCCCACTGGGCCCGGCTGAGCTGGCCCAGCACGGTAGATGCACCCTGGTCGCCAGAAAATGCAGCACTTGGATCGACGTAATAGGCCATTTAGGCGTACCCCTTAAAGTTGGCACCACTCGCAACGTTGTCGTAAAGCTTGCCGCTGGATCCCGCCGGGTTGAGCACGGTGGAGTTTGCAACAGTCGTAGTGGATGGAGACCTCATGTTGTTAAGGCCGTAAGAAGCGCCGCCGGCAACTGCGCCCAAAGCAGTACCAGCAAGCTGGAGGTTCGCCGACTTGCGATTGAAGTTCGTGAAGGCGGCACTCTGTGTATCCTGAGCCGCCTGGCTGGCCACCGTGTTCAGCCCGGCCTGCGCCTGGCCCGACTGACCTTGCCCGATCGCAGCCAAACTGGTCAGCCCGCCGGCCTTTTGGGCTTTTTGTTCAAACTGGGCTCTCGCCATGGTGTCACCGCCACCTGCACCCACACTCGCGGCCAGGTCGGCCTGGGTACCAACGAATCGCCCGCTGTTGGGGTTTAACCCGGCCTGCTGGGTAAGCCCCTGGATTACTTGCCCCAATCCGGAACTCAGTGCCTTCTGCGTGCCTGCGTTGGCCTTGCCGCGAACGTAGGCCATGCTTCCACCTGAATCCATGTTGTCGACGCGCTTCATGTACGCGTTTTCAACTGGCGCCAGTTCGCTTTGGGCATAGTTCCACTTATCGGCAGCTACCTGGGCTGCGTAGCGTTGCTCAGGGGTGTCTTTAATGGTGTTGTCGCCTTTGCTACCACCTCCGCCGCTCATGGCTGCTCCTCCTTGTCAGCATCCTCCCCTGAAGTGGCGTTATCACTTGCAGCGACTAAACCCAAGTCAGGGGCAGGCACTTCAGGCATCAGTGAGGTCAAGTAATCGCTGAGGCTCTCGTCGTGAAAGTAGAGGCGAATCTGAGGAGAAACCTCCTGCATCCAGTCGCGCCCGCCCACCAGGTAAGCTGCCTGGCTGACAATGCCAGTGAGCTGGTCGCGCATCACAAACGCCAGGGTTCTCGCATGCACATCAGGTTGACGCTCCAACACCATACTGTCTCGCCAATCCTGCAGCGCCACTGCCATTTGCGGCCGTAGATACTGCTCATGCATGCGGTAGAAGGGATTGGCGGGAAGCTCGATTAACGCATCCCAGAAGGAGTTGACGACGGTGGTGCTACCTACAGGCTTGTCACCATCAACCAGGTCGTCGAGAACCTGAGAAAGGGAAAAAAGCGTTTCACAGAACGCCACGGCGTACTGATCACCACGCAAAACTTGCAGCAGAAAATCTCGTTCAGAAAGGTTTTGCATCGTTGTCTCCCGACAATGATCTGAATGTCAGACCCGATACCACAGGTGTGGCTCAGAATTCTTCGTTGAGTATTTCACCGCCCTGCCCGCCTCTGGATAAGGGCCGTAGGGCGCACCGTCGATGTAAGCCGTTGCCTCCATAGACGTCGGTACCGCAACAGTTTGCCCAAGGTTAGCCACCTTCTGCGGTGTTAAGCCGGAGTGATGACTGATCGCTATTCGGACGCTGGTTGTGACGCACAGGAAGTAAAAACCAGAATCCAAACGCTTTGAGATGGTCGCCTCTTTGACCCCAATCGTGGACACATCAATATTCCCTGAGTCTAGCGCCAGGCGAGTGGGTTGCCCGTTGATTGCAGCGTACACGCCGATGCGCACCGTACCTGCACCCGCATTTACGACGTTCAGACCCAACTGCTTGAGTGTCGCTCGATGCGGTAGGTGTATCGGTACGAAATAGATGACGCCCGGGTCGATCCAGTCGCTGCCAACGAACTCGTAAGGGCTGCTGTAATAGCGTCCTGGAACCAGGCCCGGATGGGCTGATGGCGACAGCTCGACCATATCGGCATTCAGAAAAGGGCCCATGCTCTGAATTATCGACTCGGTATCGTGATTGGCAAACGCGGCAAGCAGCGTGACCCGATCGATGTTGGGCACGCCGCGGAGGTTGGCCCAGTAAAAGCCTGCAAAACTTTCCACGGTGGTGGTGGCACCGACATAAGACAGAACAGATTCAATCCCTAGACCTGCCTTGACCCTTTTGTTGGTCAGGTTGGTCTGCACCATGCGGCCAACCAGCTTGTCGATGGTGCTTCCGCCCTGGGTACTCATCACGTCCTGGCCAGCCACCAAGTAGCCTCCACTGGTGATGTTCTGGCCGCTGTCGTACTGCATTTCCGAACGCTCACCAATTACCACCCGGGAGGTTGGTCCGGTTGGCTGTACGAGCGTTGTGATGGATTCCTTAGCAACAAGCCCTGAGACCGCCGTGTCCGTGTAGTTTCGGGTCGTTCCGATACCGCCCTGGCTCGAGTCAACCGACACTTTGTCCTGATCGTCCAGTACCAACCCTTTACCGAGTCGAATCCCCCCGCGGGTATCCGCCGACGCTGCCGGCAGGATGTACCCGGAAGGATTCGCCTCGAGCGAGGCCATGCGCTTACCGATATCATCGACAGAGGTCTGCATCGCCTGTGCATGAGCGTCCAGCAATGCAGGGCACCGCGCATAAATGGTGGTGCCAAACCGGTCAGTGAGCGGGTATCGGCCATCTTTGCTCGGGCCGCCAGTCGGCGTGCCGGCCATCCAGTCGGTGAACTCAGCCAACGACACCTGCCGATCACGTAAAAACTCGTTGATCTTCTCCATCAGATCTCGAACGTTCGCAGCAGTGGCAAAGCGAACGATCAAATAGGATGCGTTGACGACATTGGCGGTGGCCGGCACGTCCAGCGTTAGGTGGTCATCCAGCTCGGTAGAGGTGATGCCATAAACCACGCCCGCATCCAGCACCATCATGTCGCCTAACGCAGTATTGCCGAGCCAGGCAGTACCCGAACCCGTCGCAACCCGGCTGTCCTTGGTGAGACTAATGCGGCCTTGCCGGTAAAAATAATTCATCACTTGCCTACCTTTTCGAGTCGATGGCGAGCCACGTCAAGCGCCTGAGTTGCTTGTTCACGGTTTCCTGTAGTGATGGCGTCTTTGGCAACCAGGCGAATACACCGAGCTTCCAGCAAGGCCGACCGGCAATGCTGAGCAGCCTCAAGAACGCCGGTGACTGCCTCTGCGACGGGTATTCCACGAACCAACGCCCAGGCCTGAATAAATGGACCGGCCTCACCGCTGGCCGCCTCCTGCTCCGTGGCCGCGTATTCCGCAGCGGCTGTTGGCGAAGGGAGAAAGCGAGTCCCCGCCTGGTGGACCAGGACGTCCAGCTCGGTCAATAACTCGGCGCGATGATTCGCCAATGGGGTGCAGTTGATGATCACGCCACCACCTCCAGGGAGTAGTCGAGCCATTGAGGGGGAAGCGCGATAGTTACTGCGTGCGTTCCTGGCTCGTCGAAGCTGAGAACTGCCGTTCCGTCATCAACGATTACCGAGGTTCCATGCGCTGCGAGTGTGGCGCCTTTCGGGATGCCGGTGATCGTCAGCCCATCCACGGCAATCGGCATTTTCTTCCGTTTCCGTAGCCTTCCGCGCGCGATGTAAACCTGATCAAACTCGATTCCGTCCGGCAGCTCCAAAGCTCCTTCGTGGCCATTCAGTGTTGCTGTCGTCTTGGCCTCAGTGCTGCTCATGCTTCCGTGTCCCTTGATCAGGTCGCCCGAGTAAAAGACATACCTGCGTGCATTGCTCATCTCAAAACTCCCAAAACCGTGATAGAACTGGCCTTGTACCCGACCATGTTGTTGCTGCTACCAATGCTCGCTACAAACTGGTTGGCCCCGGCATTCACCCTCACCAGCGCAGAAGTGCTGTAGCTCATGCCCAGGCTCGAGTTGGTGGTGCTGACGTGATTGATCAGGGTCGCGTCATTGGCTTTCAGTATTAAATGAGCGGTGACCTCTGAACTGTTTACGATGACGTAGGACGGCAGCGTAGAGAACATCACTAGGACATACATGGCCTCGGGCGCGTCGAACTGAACGCCAGCCAAGTTCCCACCTGTCACCAGTTCCGGGCGGCTATAGGAGCGCGGAATGGTTACAGACTCTCCCTTCAGCTTGAGCGTATCGATATTGGCGTCCGCGATATGGGCGTTGCGAATTGCAGCCACCTTGATCTGCGCAGCGTCGATATAGGCCGTATTGATCCGAGCAAGTACAGCCACCAGCGAATCAGTGTCCAGAGCATCCGCAATCAGACGCCCGGAGACCGTGGTGATGGGCTGCCCCTCAAGTGAATACAGCTTGCCGATGCTGATGGGGCCGAGCTGCCCGCTCTGGATAGAGGCGGTACGAATGCGCGCAGAGTTGATCCACACCTCATCGTCAACGATGGCGAAAGGTTTGATGACGCTATTGTCTTGGCCGGCTTTTTTCGGGCTCGCGATCCAGAAGTTATCCGCCAGAATCGCAACGTCGATTACCCGACCGTTGTTGTAGGCGCCAATGCCACCGACATAGCCATTTACGTCGAGTTTGAGGGTCGCCTGAGCCGATAGCCCATTGAGCGCGTCACCGTGAACACTCAGTGTTTGTTGTACGGCAGCGGCCTGGCCCTCAAAGGAGGCTTTGACGGCCGTTATCTCGCTGGAAACCGCCTCAAACTGCGTGGTGATCACCTTGCGGTCGTTGATGTAAGACGCGCTCATGTCATCGAACTGCGTTTTCATCAATACCAACTGCTGGGACGCCGCCTCAAACTGGTCTGTCACTGCACTACTCAGGCTCAGTACTGCGGCTTCGCCATTGTCCATCCGTGCGTTGAGACCGGTTAAGAACTGCACCACCGACTGCTCGTTCGTAGTTCGAGCAGTGCGCTCCTCCACCAGGCTGCTGGCATTGTCATCGATCCCGGCCTGCAGCGTTTCGACCGTTCGAGCGATGGCCTGGCGATCACTGGCCATCACCTCTTCGAGCCGGCCAATAGAGGCGCTGATGTTCTTCTGGACACTCACCTCAAGGGTGTCCACTCGCCTCTTAATTACGACATCCTGGTCGTCACGCAGCAAGGCCTCGGCACTGGTCAGCAATCTGGCTGTTTCGACTCGGGCCTGTAAATCATCAAAAGCGGTGTCATAGCGCCCCAAATCGAGGCTTTCAGCCAGTATTTTGCTGAGTTCAGTGTCGTCCAGCGCCTTTCCAATGAGCTCCAGCAGATATGTGGTGTCGAGCAAGGGCTCGATATAGGTCCCGGCAGCGCTGTTTGGGGGACCCTCAATGCCGGAAGTGGATACCCAAGAAATCCAGTAGTAATAACCCAAAGCCTTTTTGGGGTTGTCTGGATCTACCGCATCCATACGCAGGGTATCGGTGTAGATCATCCCCGTATCACGACTGATCAACGTCGCCTGGCCGAAATTGTCCTTTTCGCTGCGATAGATGTTGGTCAGAGAGTGATTACGGTAACGGCTCCGAGGATCGTTCCAAATCAGGGTAACCATCCCGAATCCGCCCACACCCTGAAAACCACCAGGTGCAGGAGGAATTGCGCGATCAGGTACGTCCGGAACTGGCACCAGGCCTCCCGGGTTGCCAGGCCGCCAGCCATCCCTGAGCTTGAACGCACCGCTGGCAATAAGGTCGCGAACAGTCAGCTTTCTGTCGAGGGTATCCCCTCTATTTCCCTCACCGGTTTCGATGATTTCAGTGAGCGCCGAGATAAAAGGACGCAACTGTGCAGGCAGTTGAGAGCCCGCGGTGGCGGGCAGACTGCTTCGTCTGATCGTTCTAGCGGGTGCGTTCATCAGGTTAACTCTGAGGGTGTATTCGCGATCTGGAGAGAGAAAACTTCGGTGGTGCCCGACGCTTCAACTTGCCACTCACGCGCCTCGGCATACCCGGGCGGGAGCCTAAACATCTGGTGGTCGTGAATCTCTACGTCAAGCACAGTGGCACCATCGGCAACCACGACGACCTGGACCGGATAGGCGTCGGCGACGACCTTCCCGCAACTGAAATTCGCCGCACCGGGAGGAAACTCAAACACCTTGGACCGCCACCGATACGTCATCGGGGAGCCGCCGCGCCATTTAGAAATTGTGCTGCCCTGGATCAAGTAGAGCGACGAGGCGGCGATGTCGTAGTACGAACTGGCTGCATGGGCATCGATAAACTCAATGCCCTCCCCTGGTGCCAATGCGAAGCACCCACCGTCATAGAAGGCCAGGTAGCGTCCCTCATACCGACAGGCATGAATTGAGGCGGGGTTGAGTGCCTGCCACTGCTCCGGGGTCAGGATGCCCTCTGTAATCAACTGAGGCTCACCCCCTGAAACCGCCACAAGCCCCTCAGTCGAGGCATAGGCAACGTACTCCCCCATGTCGACCACAGAGCCCCGCCCAACACAGACGCGATCAGCATCAGGGGCAGAGTCGGCCATAGCCGCCGGGGTGGTGCCAGTGATCAGCCGGGGGCGCCCGGTGGTGGCCACGACCAAGCCGGCCGACGTCACGCCGATGCCAACCACCTTGTCGGGAAAGGCAATTTGGTAGTCAACCGGCCAGGCGTGCGGGTAGAACGGCTCGCTAAAACACAAGGTATTGTCGAAGAATCCGGCCATGATCCCGTTGGGCATTTCGACCAGCCCAACCATGGATGCATCGGGCATATCCCAGGTCAACGATGGGCATGCGATACCCAGGTTTTCGCTGTTGACCTCATCCACCCACATCTCCTGGGCGATATTGAAGTCAGCAACGTGCAGGTACTCACCGCCCGACTCAGATCGATACAGCCGCTTGGTGACCAAGTTGTAAGGCCCACTGACTACAGGGGGCATCTGAACCTTTACACGACTGCCAACCTGATCGTTCGCGCTATCCCACCGGGCGATAATGTTGGAAGCGAGGCTTGGTGGCCCCTCTTCGCCGTAAGCGGACACGAACGTGACAATGTAGGCCGCATTCACCAACGTCATAGGGGCTTCGGTACTGCCATTGTCCTCAGCAACAATTGGGGCTGATTCTGGCGCGGGGATCCCTAGCCGGTAAAAACCTGACGGATACGGTCCACCACCTTGAGTCGCAACACCGATCGGCGCCATTTTCGGGAAGCTGTCCCCTGTCCAATACACTCGGGACCATGCATCTTTGGCCAGCGGGCTCTTGGCGACATTGACCTGCAGCCCGTTGCCCCAGGCAAACCAGAAGCCCAGTCCGTTGTTGCCGAATGGGTAACGATAGATCGACGACGGATTGATCACACCGGTGATACCGGTCACCGGCAACGGTGCGCTTTCAGCCCGAAGCGAGCCTTTGCGCAGGTTCACGTTACGCGCGACCTGGGCATTGGTGGGCTGCAGCAGGCGTGGAGTAAGCGCCGGCAGTTCACCCTTGAACGACGTGATCGCAATTGAAGTCATTGAAACCTCGGTACCCGCATCCGGGTGCTTCCGTATTGATTACCCGCCAGCGCTTCCGATCGGGCGTTGGTGCAAAGCGCATAAAACCCCACCTGATCGAACATGGCGCGCTGCATATCGCTCCAGGGTTTGTTGGGCATCTTGCGCAGCCAATACAAAGCCCCGAGCGTCAGCGCCTCACAGTGGCGATCAAGCAACCATTCCGGCGGTTCTGCCACCGTCGAGCCGAAGGTCGGCCGAACCACCACATCACCGGTAAGCCCTGGTGGTGCGTGGGTGACGATTGCTGTTACCGGCGTTGGCTGAAAGACATGACAGAAGGCTGGGCGTCCGCCCTGAAACAGCCCCTGAAGGCGGATTGCCTCCAAGCCTGGCCCCACCACCAACGACTGCTCGCCCTCCACCAGGTCAACACTGACCTTCCAGACCGGTGCTTCGGTGCACAGCTCGCGCAAGGCCCAGGCCACGCCGTCACGGATCGAGGCGATAACTGCCCCTGGCACGTCCGGCAGGATCTGGTCGACGAGCTGGGTCACGTTCATTGCTGAGGCTCCTGCTGGACTGGTAACGCAGGCATAGGTCCAGCCATACGGTCGGCCTGTACCTTCATGCCCAGACCGGTCTGGAACATTTGATAGTGCATCGTCGACCGGTTCAGGTTGGCCGCGTGCTGCGCATCCTTCGCGTAGGCCCGGGACAGGATGTAATCGAGCAAAACCGGTGCGAACGAGTCATCCAGGCGGATTTTGTCGGCTGCATCGTCCTTAGCCATTGCCTGGTCGTGCGGGCTGGGCACCGATGAGTAGATGATTTCCAACTTGCTGGTGGCCATGGCCGGCGGGTAGACATAAAACTGCCTCGGCGCCGCTTCCTCGAAGATATACTGCTCAATTTCCTCGGCCGGTGGTTCGCCATGCCAACGGCGCCGGGTGGAGTCGATGGCACCCCGAGTGGTGAGAATGACGCTAAGCCCACCACCGGTGGCCGTGATGTTACGTACCACTTCCAGCAGGCGTAGACCGCCTTCGGGAATCGTTTGCCGGGTACCCAGCGCACAGGTGATTTCAGCGGTGACCGAACTGGCGTTGGGCTTGATGTTGCAGATCGCCGCGTAGCCTTCGTTCAGCCAGTCCAGCAGCTCCGTGTTCGCCCACCGTGTACCGTTGGAAGTGACTTCCTGCAGGATCTTCTTGGCACGGGTCAGGATGTTGCCAACAGTAGTCACCGGCATGGCTTACACCTCGACCATGTGGGAGAGCTTGGCCAACTCCGTGGTCCACACGAACTCGGCGCCGGTGTTGGTATTGCGCAGTAGACGATTCAGCGGGCGGGCCTCTTCCTCAGTCGGATCTTCATCCTCAGCAAGGTCCGGCGGCACGAAACTGGGGCTGCGCGGTACCTCATCACGGAGCAGGTCCGGATCAATCCTGCCGGTCACATTCAAGGCGTCTACCAATGCCTGATCCAGGTCAGCAGCTGAGATAAAGGTCTGATCTGACGCCTGATCGATAATGAATGGCTGTGCAGCGGGTGCAGAGCCTTCGCCCTCGGAGTTTGGAGCCTGATCAAGGCTTGGAGAGCCTTCGCCGGATGCTGGTGCAGCAAGCACATCTCCATCCTCAGGCGATGCACCAGCTCCGATGCTACCAATGTCCTTTTGTTCATCGGCCAACGCCTGCTCCAGCCCCGCCAGCGTTTCAGCCCGCAACGTATCCTCGCCTTTGCGGTTGTCGGCCTTGACACCAAGGTCGGCCAGGATCTGGATCAGCCCAGCCTTATCGGCGGTTTTGGCCTGTTCAATCAGTTCGCGAATCATTGGATTTCTCCGTAGGAACAGAAAGCGGCCCGAAGGCCGCCTGTAGGTTGGAGAGGCGAATCAGCGGCTGCAGTACAGGTTGCCGACTGCCTTGGGATCGATAACCTTGGAACCGAACACGTTCAAACCACGAACGAGCTTGCCGAAGTCGTTCGGGTTCGGCAGGGTTTCCATCTGGGTCATCTGACTGGCGAAGGTGATCGCCTTCTTGTGGCCGAACATCACGTTGCTGGCCTTCTTGGCAGCAGTAACGTCATCCACCGCGGTGGTGTTGTTGCTGATGTAGACGGTGAACCGATCGAGCATCCCGACCTTGCCGTTACGGAAGACCGAGGTTGCGTCCCCCATGATGCTGGCATCACGCAGATCGGACTTTTTCAGCATCCCGTTCATCCAGGCCGGCAATACCACCCAACGCCCCTGCTCTGGGATGTTTTGCTCATCCAGGACAGTGCCGCAGTCCACCAACACATCCAGGATGTTCTCCTTGGTGATCTGCACCGGGGCACCGGCCTTGCCCAGGTTGATGTCACCAGACAGCGCGCCGGCGGTATCACCGCGGTTGGAAGCCGCTGCATCGGCGTAGTGGCGATTCAGCAAGGTGGTATCGATGGCCACCTTCATCTGCTCACCACCATCGGTGCTGAACTCATCCATCAGCTTGATATCTGCCTGATGCGCGTCGACGTCGTTCACTTCAAAAGCGAAGTATTTGGCCTGGTCAATTTGCAGCGTGACCTTATCGCTGACCGGTTTCTCGTAGTTCAAACCACCACCGATCTTGTAGTCCTTGATGACAATCGATGGGACCGTGCGGATGTTGATAGTGTCGCCCTGGTTTTTGATCTCACCCTCGTAGTCGGTGTTGGCGATCTCACCGAAAACAGTTGCTGCGTAGAGTTTTTGAACCAGCTTGCCCGACCAGAGTGCCGGGATGAAACCCGATGCACTGGTGGAGCTGTAGTCTGGATGCCCTGGGGCGCGTACTGGACCTGTCATGGTATTGCTCCTGTTTCATGACGCCTCTCGGCGTTACAGACCGCGTGCTATCGCGTAATGCGACCGTTTGCTACCGCGTCTGAAATGTCTTGTTCAATCGCAGCTGCTTCGGCTTTCGTGTACCGCTTGCCCAACGCCACGTCCTTGTAAAACTGGTTGATTTCATCGTTGCTCCACCACTTGCCCTCAGCCGGCGGCTGAGCATTGGTGCGGGTAGAGCGCGGCTGAATGTCTTCCTCAGGAATCGTGTTAGCAGGCTTTTCGGGTACCGGAGCCACAGCTGGCTGCGTGTTTTTGAATGCCTGAAACAGCGCAGCGGCGCGGTAGGCGTCGTTGGCTGTCTGGGCCTCGATCAGAAGTTGCTGCCGCTCTTTGCCGCTAAACGCATCCATATGGCCAAGCCACTCATGGAACGCGGGCAAAGCGTTGATCTCAACCGCGTCAGGGATGCGCTGAATCAGTTGCCGGAAGAACTCTTCCTGCGCCTGGACAGCCTTTTCCTGTTCCGATTGCTGGGTTTTCTGCTTCAACCCTTCTACTTCGGTCTTGAGAATTTCCAGCTCTGCGGGATTGGCGGCAGATACTTGGCCACCAGCCACTCGCTGGATGATTGCGATGAGGTCTGGCCCATAGCTTTCGATCTCTTCAGGGGTCAGGTCGGACACGGCGCGCTGCACGGCATTGCCTGCAGGTTGTTTCGCCTGTGCCAGTTCCGAGGACAACCGGGTTACTTCTTGCTGCAACGCCGGAACTTCAGCGTTGTATTTCCCCTGCATGACCTTGAAGCGTTGTTCCCAGTATTCGGCATCCGCGTTACGGGCGGCTGGGGCCGGATCCGTCTTGGCGGGAGGTGGAGTCTCTGAGATCACTGGCGCGTCTGGTTCTGCTGCCGGAGCCACTTCAAGAGCGGGATTCTCGGCCGGCGTGTTCAGCGATTGCTGAATGGCCTCTGCTTCGTCAATTTGCGCCTGTACGTTGTGGGGTAGCGTATTCATCTGATCGTTTTCTCCATGATAGAGCCGGCAGGTCCGGGCTTCTGGTTGTGCTACTGGTTCCGGTCATTTGGCCCCACGACCGGAGAGTGGCCACAAAAAAGCCGCCTCAAGTTGGGCGGCTTTTTCTGTAGCTACTGGCGTAGGTGCGAGTCGTTGATTCGCTCAAGCGACTCGCGGGATTTATCGAACGTTTCAAGCAACTCCCTGATCTGCGTCGTCCGGCCCTGGGCCCGGAAGATCTCCTCCAGGTTGCTGCCCTTCTCCAGGTTCTGCTGGGCCTCCTGTAGGCAATTGCTCAGTAGCTCCCTCAAGTGACTCCAGTCCGGGCTGTTGCTCAGGTTCACCAGAGCTTGCCATTGGTAGTGGCTGGGTTTCATTGACTCCCCCTGCTGCGTGTTGAAGTTGTGCAACCGTTGCACCGTTTTCCATGCCAAGCCGCTGTGCCTCGAAACCAATCTTCTCGGCGCGGGCTGCCAGCTCTTTGGTTTGAGCGTTGACCTTTTCGGTTTCGGCCTGCATCTGTTGGCCAGCGACTTGGGCCTGCTCTTGCTGCTGTTGAGCCACTTGCTGTTGCTGCTGCTCTTCTCTGGCCTTCATCTCGTCCTTGGTCGGGATCAGCCCAGGCATGTCGAGGCTTTCCGCGACCTTGCGAAGAATGGCGGCACGCCCTTCCAGACCGAGGATCTGCATGTCGACGGGATTGTTGGTGAACCCCAGGAACTGCGTACGAGCCTGCAACGTCTGCTCGCGCTGAAGCATGGCGTTTGCACCGCGGGCCACGACCTTGCAGTCGCCCTTGATCGCGTTGTCGTTCGAATAACGCATGTTGAACAACCACAAGGCCTCGATAACGCGGCGAACAACACCGCGGTCGATATGGCGAATCGCGTCTTTGATCCCCTTGTTGGCCGATTCCATGAGCATCGATAAACCGGTTGCCGTGTTACCGGCGCCACCAACCTTCTCCGCGCCGTAGATGTAGCGTGGGATGTTGGTGGCATCGTCCGCCCGCTTCTCCCAGGAGTCGTAAACCGCCATAAGCTCACCGGCCAGGCTGACCGGCTGATAGAAACGAAGCACTGGGGCTGATGCTCCGCCACTGAGGCCTGGTGTTTGGCCGCTCTTCACCCGCCAGCGCTTCATCGGGAACATCTCGTTCGGGTTTTCGCCGGGCTGCAGGCGGTCCTCGTCGACTTCCACCTGGGGACCACTGGCAAAAGCCATATTGTTGGACTGTGCGCGTGCTGTTGCTCCGCACATATCCTGGACATCGTTCATCAGCTCAGGGATCGACATCCCCCAGAAAGAGCCTGGGATGATCTGGTACGAAGCCTTGTGATAGGGCCGGCCGCCCAGAGGGTTGCGGTTGATCACACAGCGAATGACGTGTGTACCGATCAGGATGGCATCGACCTCATACTCGCCCAGCACATCGGGCACTTGAGCAGGATCGACGCCCCATTGCAGCAGCATCAGGCCTTGGGCACCACCCCAGTAATGCACGCCCTCGATGGTCTCACCGTTGTTGACCATCCAGTCGCCGGCCTTGTCCTCAAGCTTGGCCCGCTGTGCATCTGTGGTCAGCCAGTCGCGCAGACCGCCTTGGCCATGATCGGTCAGAACAGCACGCACAGCCGTGTCGCTGTAGCCCGGCACACCGAGCAATGCATTCAGTCGAGATCGGGTGTATCGCTCACGCTCAATGATGAACGCGCCATCGTCGGTGTTGGTCGAGTCAGCCGACGGATAGATGTCGAAGGGTGAGACCCGGAAGAACAGCGGCTGAATCTCTTCCGTTTCGATCATCTGCCAGCCCTGTCCCCAGGCAATCTGCGGCACACGCTGCAGCATCGGCCCCTTGATGAAGGCGGCCGGGTAGATCGTGAAATCATCAATGAACTCTTCCAGGGCGGTTTCCCAGCCACCCTCGGCAAGCTGGTCAGCAATCAACAGCTCATGCGATTCAGTCGCCTCCTTGGCCTTTTCCTGGATCAGCTCACGCAGCTTGGTCTCAAGCTGTTCAGGAGCGGGCATCTCGCCGGCCTGCCCTTCCTGACCCTGCTGCTGGATCTGCTGACCCAGCTTTTGCTGAAACGCCGCCAGAAACTCCGGGGGGATATCAGCCACAGGCGTCGGATCGAGCCCCCAGGGATGCCCTGTAGCGGGCATGAGGATATCCCTGATCCATGACGCACCGGCGCGACACTTGGTGGTGGTCAACTTTGGAAAGGCCTCACTACCACCAGTCTCACGAATGGCCTGCAGTTTGGTTTCGTCGTATTGCCCCTTTTGCCGGCGGGCGCAATCAAGCAGGCGCTCGTCAATCTCACGCTTTGCCCTCTTGGCGGAATCAAAGCAGCGGCGAATATGCGCAGCCAGCGATGTTTCGACCTGCTGTGTGCGTCGGCTTTGCTGAGCAGCAGCTTCCGCAGCCTGGTCATCGGCATGCAGGTCGGCCGCACTCCTGACTTGCAGCAAGCCAAATTCAGCCATGGTTCATTGCCTCGTAAACAACGTTGATTTCTGCTTGGCGCCCTGCCCGGCGCAGTTTGGCGCTGTGTTCCATGTCACGCAGGTGGTTCAGCAGATCCTGCATGTACCCGATGGGATCCGCGGCGAACTCGGCCAGCTTGACGTTGAGCAGCACACCCAGCGCATCAGCCATCTCAAACTGCACTCTGACGGCCGGGTGCTTACCATCGGGCTCCTTGATCTCCACCGCATCGACCTGAACCAGGCCGATGTCGCGTCGAAGTTGCAGGCTTTGAACAGCCATGGGGGCAACGAGGCGAGCGATCACGTCTGCGACTTGCTTCCAGCCAATGGTGATAGTGGTCATGTGTGAGCGCTCCAGTTGCGACGGCCTCGGTCAGTATTTGCAGTGGTTTGAGTGCCAGGTATTTTTCCGGCGGTGGACTCGAAAATGCCGCAGCGGGCCAGGGTCTCGAAAGCCTTTGCCCCGTGACTTGCCCAGTCATGACGTGGTTGATCCCGGTACACACCCATGCGCGGATCCCATTCCTTGCGGTAGTTGTCGAGGCAGTCGATCAATCGAGATACGCCCGCGGTTCTGACCCGGCCGCTATCCGGCTCGTCAGTGGCCTCCCGGGTGTCTTGCTTGTCCTCTGCGAACCAGCAGACCGGTAAGAAGTTACGCACCGCCTGCACGCCCTCACTGTTGCGGGAGACGCGCGGGACGATCTGGAACGTGATGCCGTACTGTTTTGCCACATCGATGCGAGACTTACCGGTGCCGATTTCACGCACCACGATGTCGTGCGGCGCGTAGTGGGCACCGTAGGAGTAGCCCAGCTTCTTGAGCAGATCGCCGTAATACTCCATGCCTTCGCCGGAATGCTCGATGTAGTCGATGATGTGAACCTCTCGACCGGCGACCTGGAACAGCACGATGGACATGGCATCGCTCATGCCCAGATCCCAGGCCGTGAAGACCGGTAACGAAGGGTTGCAGTTAACCTTCTTGGTAATCCGCCCCTGCTGCCGGAGGAACCGCATCTGCGTCAGGTAGTAAGCGCCTTGGATACCCTGGTCGAACGCCTCATCCGGGGTCGCCGGGTACTCGCGCTTCATGTTGTCGTGCAGTGATTCCATTTTCTTGGCGTACCAAGCCTGCTGCGCCCGGTCCAGGCGAATACCCTGCTTCGATGCCAGCTCGGCGAAATACTCTTGAAGCCAGAGCGGCACGATTACGTTCTGGTAGTCCTCCAGCCGGTAGGTGGGCTCTTGGAACCACGGGAAGAAGTGAAACTGCCAGTCCATCACCGTCGGCGTGCACCTGCTGTCCTTGATCTTTCTGGCCGATTCGCAATAGTCGAAGAAGTAGCCCTCTCGACCCTCGGCGGTGCTTTCGATAGTGACCCGGTTGCCCATGGCAACGGCCTCAAACGCACCGGTGACGATCTCCTGGGCCTTGTCAGGGCTCAGTTTGCAGATTTTGCCGAACTCGGACACATGCAGGCGCTGAAGCGTGCCACCCCGGAACGAGGTGGAGACCTGGATACTCGAGCCATTGTCGAATATGTAGCCCTGGTCTTTATCGCTACGAGGTACAGGCAGACGCAGGCCGATCAGCTTGAAGATCGCTGACCATGCAGGGTCACCAGACAGCTTCTCGTAGGCAAAGCGGATCTTGTTGCGGTAGATCTCTTTGGCGTCCGGCAACGTGTGACAGATGCACCCGGC